CCTTGACCTAATGATGTACCTGCACTAGTTAAGCCTGTTGAGGCTGTATTTGCCGCTACACCACTGCCTAAATCAAACCCAAATCCAGAGCCAAATCCTTCTGCACCGCCAAACATACCACCACTTGCACCGCCTACCGCTGCACCCATAAACGGGTCTTTACCTGTAGCCAAAGCAGTTAATGCTCCAACTCCCATTCCTGCCATCACTGGTGCACCCATTACTTACCTCCGCCTGATGAAGTTGTAGTTGAATTAACTGGTGTAGGAGCACCATAAACAGAAGATAGATATGAGTTTAATTTGTTGTAAGGTTTGTTTTGATTAAATTCAAATCTTGCAATATCTGCATTTAGTTTGTCTTTAGAATACTGCTCTTGTGTCTGGCCTACTTTAGCTAATTGATTAATATCTTGATAATCTGCTGCTGCCATTTGTGGTGCTAATTGAGCTGCGTTCATTTGTCTTGCTGCTTGTTGCTCTGATAAGCTACCAAGACCTTGATTAGCTGCTAATTTTTGCTGAAATTCTTGATTGCTTATATCACCTAATCTAGTAATTGCTTGTTCTTGCCTACCCCTTTCTGCTCCGTAGTTGCTGTAAGCTAGTTGAGCTGCTTTGTCAGTTAAAGAGTTAGCTAAATTTTCTGATGCTTGTGATTCCATTTCACCCATAGCACCTGAACCATACCTACCTGCTGATGCTGTTCTACTTCCAATATCTCTAATAGCTGAATTAAATTGATCTACTGCTGGTTTTGCTGCACTTGCCATCATACTAGAAAAATATGGATTACCTGCTGATAAATAGTCACCTCTTGCTGTAGCTTGTGTACCTGATAAAGCTCCACTAGGTATTCCGCCTGTTAAAGAGCTATAACCTGACATTGCAGGATTTATTGCTGATTGCATACCACTAATAGTATTTTGAGCTTGGCCAATTAATGGACTTCCTGCTCTTGCTCTGGCTTCTGCCATTTGCATAGCATTAGTTGTTTGTGTAGATGCAGGAACGTAGGTGTCATCGGGGTAATAGCTTGGAGCATCTGCTTCATATAAGTCTTTTGCTTCATCTAAACCATAAGTTATGTATGGCAAGATAGCAGGGTCAATAGTTTGTGTAGTGTTTTGAGAACCACCACCGCCCCCTTTATACTGTATCAAGCCAGTCTTAATATTAATAGAGCCTTCTGCTCCTACAGCTTTAAGAAGCTTATCTTCAAATTTATTAATGTGAGCAAGTTTGGTGTCTCCATCAACCCCATACCCTGCTACATCTTTTAATAGCTTTTTAAGTAGCCATACTTTAAGTTTTAATATCATTGTTAGTCCTTTTGATTAATTGTTTTATTTCTTTTAAAAGCTGTTGATAATTAAGTTTAGTTCTATCATCTAAAAAATCTATTGTTAGTAAATAACGAGTATTTTTAAAGTTATATACAGAATGAGCCATTTGTGTATTAAATAGATAATAAGTGTTAGGTTTATATTTTAATTCAATAAACTTATCAGTCATATTGTCAATTTCTACACTTTCGCCACGCTGTATTTTAGGGTTAAATAAACAATGACTTGTATCCCAATTGTTTAATAACATATTTAAACCTACACCCCTATCAGTATCTATATGCCAATCATAGTAAGTATTTTCATCTATCTTAATAATACCTGCTTTAAATGGATGTAACCTATAAAGATGTTCCCACCAAGTATCTACAACCCAATCACTTTTAGCTTCTAATGCTTTAAATGCGTAATAATCTACCCATTCACTTTCAGGAGCATTTGCAGCACGATGGTACATATCTTTTGCAACTTGAGATACAAAAGGTATTTCAAAATAAAAATCTTCTTTATTCACTTAACTTTAATTCTAGCAATTGATATTTTTTATAATACCCATGTTTCTTAACTAACAGTTTTGCAATACTTTCGTATTTAGTAGAGCATTGAATTGAAGTCCCACCATTTTGCCTAACCCATTCTTTAAACTCATCTGCAACTTCTTTAATATCTTTGCCGCCTAAATAAGTTATATAAGCAACCCTGTCGTTAGGGTAACTGATCCATTGTACAGTTGTTGCCCCATAACAAACATCTTGTTCCATCGCTAGTAATAATTGTTGATGACCTTGTGTAACTAAAAGTTTTAACTGACTTGCTGTAAACTCTCCGTTACCTTTTTCTAATGCTTTTTGTAATAAAGGCTCTGCAAGATACCAAAATCTTTGCACTTGATTTGTAGGCACTACATAGAGTTTCATAAAATTTATCCAACAATGATATAATCCAATTCTACATCACTATGTCCATGATTTCTATGGCCTATTACAAAACTTCCTTTGGCTTTTGTTTTGATATAAATGTGGTCTGTCTCTCCTGCTGCATTTTCACTTCTAGGTGAAAACACAATAACAGAATCAAAACCTGCCCTTTCATTAGCAACTGTAGTTTCTGTTCCAGACGTGTTTAAAATAACAGTGCCACTATTATTTGTCTTGCCATTCATAGCATTGTTTACCACTTCAGATACTAATCTAGCATCTCCACCTTGATAAGGAAGTGTACGATACATTCTAGGCATTAGAAAAACCCTCTTTGTTTAGCATAAGACTCGTAAGTGTTAGGCACTATTTTATTTCCCAATAAAGACACATCACCTCTAGCAATAGCTTCCTTTGCTAACCTAACAGTATCTTCATAAGATTTACTTTGTTGCCCTATCTGTAATCCAATTTTGTTATTAAATAAATCCATTTCTTTTTCTTCTGGTGATTGTAATGGATGTGCTGCACCTAATAAACCAAAAGGCAATGTCACTTTTTCGTGATAGTCACTAATACCTTTAGCTATTGTAGGGTTGGTTTTTCTAGACATCTCTGCTGTCCATAATAAATGTCGGTAGGCATCAGCTTCATTGCCTATATTATTACCATTACCATAAGCTTGTACAGAATCATCTATGTATCTATTACCTTCTAAAGTGCTTAATACATCTTTAAGCTTGTCAAACCATTCCATTACCTATTACCTTGTGGTTTTATATCTACATCTACTGCCATAGCTGTTGTCCAGTTGCCTGTAGGTTGTACATTAAATCTATGATACCTACCTGCACTTCTTAAACTACACCTGCCTTCTTTTGTAGCAGGAATAAATGCACTAAATCCAATTGTGTCATCTAGTTCTTTGCGACTAGCTACTGCAACCTTTGCTGTGCCATTATCTATTTGTGGCCTTGCTAATGTAGCTACAGAGTTATAGCCAATCTCTATGTCTGTAGTAATGAGTTGAGGTGTTATTGGCTCACCTGTAAATATAATAACTTTGTCCTCTCTAGTTCCAGCAAACAAGAATTTACCACCAACCCATAGCCTTGAGTCTAGGGATGCAGGGATTGTATCTAGGTTTGTATATCCCAGTACAGTTTCCAAACTTTCTATTGTTTCATTGATTGAAGCAATTGTTCCTACTACATTTGAGGTTGTTTCACCTCTTGACCATTTTTGTAATTGCCAATTGTACATAATAAGACTTCTGTTACCTTCTACATTGGCATAGTTCCATATTACTAAATTTTTAACTGGATCTACGGCAGCACTGATAGTATTTATTTTTGTTAAATCTGCATTATTAAAAAAGTATCTATCTACTTTTTCTAGTCCAATATTTGTTACTGACTGCCCATCGGTAGCATACCAACCATCATCAGATAAGAAAAAACTAGTGTTACCATACCTCACAACAGAGTTACCTTCTAAACACCCCAAACCATTTGAGATTGTATCAAATTGGAAGAAAAGGGGGCTCCCTATATAACTGGCTCTGACCACAGCCTTCTCTAAAAACACCATACCAAATTCGCCACCTGTGACAGCTTGAATGTTGCCACCATCTGGAATTATTTGAAAATCACTTTGACTTGTAGCTCCAGAAGTCCAATCTGTTTCGTCATTAATATCTGACCATTGCACTGTATTAGGTTCATCACCATTTAGTAAGTTAGCCGCAAAAACAAAATCACGAACCACAGCAATGTCTTTAGCTATAGGAGCTGTTGTAGCAACGTCATCAAAACCTAAAGAAAGGCCAACAGTCCAATATTGTATTTTTTGTGAACCATTACTTGCTAATACAGTTCTACCAAATTGCTCAAATCTCCATACACCATTACCGCCATATCCACCTGTTTTTGATACGTCCTCTAAATTTAATGTGGTGTTATTCATCTTAAATATTTTAGTGTCACTACCTGCAAAGACTTCTACTTCGTCACCCCATTTTGCTACAAAGACACTATTTAAATTTTCACTAGCAGCGTTAGAAAAGTCTGCCGCACTTGGAAATGGTGCGTAACCTACCCCAGTAGGATATACATTTTTAGCATCATTTAAACTACCTGAATTTGCTGGTTGGTCTGGTAGCCAATCTTTAAATTGTAATCGTTGTATGCTCATATTATAGCTTCATGATATACGCTAATGCGTAGTATGGAGGTAAGTTTTTGTTTGTTCCTGATACCCCACTACTTGCACCGCCTGTGTTACCAGAAAGTGTGTGAACATGATTGGGCACAGCAGATACTGAAGTTGAAGCTGAAATAGAAAGTCCATGAGAGTGATTCCCAACATCACTAGACCTACCTCTGTTTGCTCTTTCATTTCTAGCACCACCTCTATAGTCAGAGTTTCCTAAACCACCTGCAGATGCCCATGTAAATGTCTGTTCGTTATTTGCAAATGTACTAGATGATGTATTGGATTGTGTTACATAGTGGTTATGAGCCCCTGCTGCGGTTGTAGTCCCAGAAACTGATGTAGATGCTGTTAATGTTTGTGCACCAGCAGAGCCTGTGTTTCCTGAAAGCGGATGAGTGTGAGTTACAACAACTGCATCAGCACTACCACCTGTTGCATTTACTGCATAAGTGCTACCTGCACCAACTACAAATCTATTTCTTAAATCAGGAGTTCCTGACGATCCATTACACAATGCCCAACCACTAGGAACAGAACTTGTAGAACCTGACCATAGCATTATCATGCCTGTGACAAAAGCATCACCCCAAAATGGAGTTGCTGATGAACCACTAGACATTAAAACTTGTCCTAAATTACCTTGAGATCCATCCAGTGTTAATGAGCCAGTTACATTTAACACACCTGAAGATGTCCAATTATCACCACTAGAGCCATCTTGCCAATCTTTAATTTGAGCCATTACTTCACGAATAGCATTATTAATTGTACTTGGAGGGCAACCCTCATTTATGTTTATTGAATTTATATCAGTGTTATTTGCAGCCGTACTGTCCCACTGCGAAACCTTAACTTTTGCCATAATAATTTATCCTTGTCGTTTCCATTTATTAGATCCTACTGTTGAGTCTGTCCATACATCACTACTTGCCGATACTTCATTCCATGTGTTTATTTCTACAGGCACATCTGTCCATTCTTGGCCTAGTATTGTTCCTATTGAATTTAATGTAGCTTTAGCATTTATAAAGCCACTACTTTGTCTGATTACTGTAGAACCAGAATTAAGTGTCGCAGTACCTGTAATCGTTGCATACCCTGCATCAATGACACCACCAAGTGCTGATAATGTAGCAACACCATTTATAGATGCACTTGTTAATTTTACTAATGAACCATTGGCTGTAACAAAGGCACTACCATCTATAGATGCAGATGATAATTGTACTCTTGATCCGTTAGCTGTTAAGGTTGCTACACCATTTATAGATGCAGAAGCTTTCCTTATAGAAGTGCCTAGTGTTGAATAAGGACTCTGTGAAAAGGTAACTATGCCATACATTAATCAGCTTCTTCTGGTTTGTTACCTTGTTCTACCCATTCTAGGTATTCTTGGTAGTCTTTGTTAGCAGGGTCAAATGGGATAAAAGAATTATCCGTAGTTCTTTTAATACCTTTTAAATAATTTTCTTTTGTAATTGGGTCTACATAATATTTATACATTTTATAACTCCGAACTTAAAGTAACATATTTATTTGAATCTCCAGTAATATATTGACATACCGCTTGTCCTTGAGTAATTGCAGCAGCAATACCAATATCCATGTCTAATCCGTTTAACCCCCCAACCCAATAACCAGCTAAAACTGTTCCAGTTGTAGGTGCAGAACCATTCCAAAAAGTAAATGTACCATTTATTGCCAATGTAGGAGTAGCTCTCATTGTGTTTGCAAAAAATAAACCTAGTCTTGAAGCACCACCAGCAGTTCCTCCAGTTGCAACACCTCTCATCGGAGGGTCAATAATTTTTTGATAATACCTCTGACACATAGCTAACTCTTGTCCGTATGGTCTGTGTTCAAATGGTGTAGCTGTTGTGCCGACCTCTAGTTGTACGCCTGTTAAATTAATGTAGTTAGATGTAGAGTCTGCAAGGTTGGCTTGTGATGGAGCATAATCTGCTTCTACTGCAACACCCCACCCAGTAGGAGCTGTTCCGCTAGTATAATTACTTCCTGCTCCCAACCACCAAGTAACTTGTAAAGCTCTGTTATTATCATTATTTATTAATCCTGAAGTATCGCCTTCAACAGTTATTGTTTTCTTTTCCCATGTGTTTGCTGTATCTATTGTATAGGGAACAACAATTCTTCTTGTAGTTCCTGAAGTTTGCCTTATATTTAAAACATAAGTTCCAGTCTTATTTGATTTAATCCAAAAAGATAATGTTAATGATTTAGCATATGCTGTGCCAAAATTTAATTGTTGTAAGTTTGCTCCTTCAAGCACTTGTTGAATATTTAATACACCTCCAGCTACTGGACTGGCATCGGCTATTGTACACTGCATCTTTAAACTATTAGCAAATCCTTGACCATCTGGTGCATCAGTGTCTTGTGTTTGAGTAAATGTTCCAAGAGCACTTTGTCCCACTAGAAACCTATCAACAGTATAATATCCACTAACTGCAATACCTGTAGCACTTGTACCTCTCTGTGCAATCTGCATATTGCCATTGATAAGAAGGTTACGAGTACCAAGAGAGTTATAAACATTATTTATTTCTGTAGTAGTTGCTAGTGTTCCTGTTTCAGCAGGTAATGTTAGTGTATTAGTTCCTGCAACTGCTGGTGTTTCTAATAAGATCTCACCAGAAGTATCGCCTTTAAATTTTATTCCTGACATTATTTAACTCTCTTTGGATGTTCTTCTTTAACTGACCTGATATGGTCTAGCCATGTCTCTGTACCATTCATTGTATCGTGGTATTGCATATCTAGTTGTTCTACTAGTGGAGCGTAGGCTTTTGCTCTAGCTTCTTTGTATGCGTACTTTTTTATCTCTGCCTTAACAGCATTTTTATCGTATGTAACTTCCTGTTCGTCTTTATCGTATGCTACATCACCATGAATGCTAACAACATTAGCATAAAGTTTATATATTGCTTCGTGTTTATTCATTATCCTGCAATCTCCAATAAAGTAATTCCTGCTGTATCATTATCAATGTTTGCATATACAATTCCATCTACATTATGATTAGCAAATTGAGTTTTGTAAGTAACAGCAGATGTTGTATTTGGTGAGTCTAAATGATTTGCTCCGTAATTAACGTAGTTACCATTAGTTCCTGTGTCTGTTAGTCCTACCCTTGATTTAACAAACAAATCAGTAGAGTCTCTCATTAACCAAACTTTTGCACCAGAGGTAGAAGGAATATTCTTATATATAGTTTGTGAAACTAATACTAATATTTTAGAAGATGCAGATGATGGAGTAATTGTTGCAGTTAATCCTGTATCCAATCTCGCTGTTGATGCCGTAGAAACAGCAATATTATGTGTATTATTTACTACTTGTAATACTTTACCACTATCACCTGAACCTGAACCTGTTGCTCCAAAGTGAGCTGTTACTATAATTACTCCAGAGCCACCAGCTCCTCCACTGTTAGTATCAGCAGTTGCACCTGCACCTCCTGTGCCAACAGTATAGTCGTATGTTTTATTAGGTGTTGTAATAATAAAGTCTGCATATGCTCCAGCACTTCCGCCACCAGCAGCGTATCGTCCTGCACCAACACCAATACCACCACCTCCTCCGCCTCCAGCACCTGTGTTTGGAGAACCATTTGTACCATTAAGTTTATTAGTACCACCACCACCTAATCCGCCACCACCAAAAGCAGATGGAGCTCCATTTCCAGCGGTGTTCGTTCCATCATTTGCACCATTATTTCCACCCCTACCACCATCAAGTCCTACACCTTGATAAGATGCAATATCGGCAACACCTCCAGCATAGCTACCATCATTAACCCTTCCTCCACCGCCTCCTGTACAAGAAGCTTCACCAAATATTGTCGTTCCTCCTACACCTGCTGTAATTGCTACTGAATTAGCGGCAGAACCTCCACCACCACCACCTACCATTTCAACAGTTAAGTATAATGCTCCTGTAGGAGTAGTATATGTTCCTGTGCCATCTTTTAATACTGTAACTTCTGGAGCTTTAGCTGGTGTAACTTCACCACCACCTGATGTAGATTGACCAGTGATTAGATGGGCATTAAACCAACAATTGTTTGTAGTAGTATCTCCCCCAGTTGAAGTATAACCCATAGGGGCAACATAGTCGTCTACACCATTTAAATAAACAATATTTGTATGTTCAACAGTATAACCATTATTTGTTATATAAACACCTTGTGAATATTTGCTTGTAGTTGAGTTTTTAGCAATACCAGCAATTTTGTGTCCAGCCTCTGTTGCTATCATAAATACAACAGAAACTTCATAATACCCAGCTACTGTTGGAGTAAACTTACCTTCTTTATAACAGTTAGTAGTGTCTGCTATAGCAGTATCTATACTATTTAAGTGTGTCCAAGCTCCAGCAGGTATTGTCTGGGTCACAGCGTTTTTTGCATTAACTACAACCGCTTCTTTCTCTGATACACCACCAAATGAGGATATCATGTGACCAGAGAAATTAGTTCTAATACCACTATCTACTCTTGGGTTATCTGCATTCATTTGAATTTTAACGCAAACTATGTCGTCAACATTTAGTTTTTTAATACATGAATCTGTTATATATTCTGCCCAAGCCTTATTATCTGCAAAAGTATTCTCTGCTCTTTGAACTAATACATCATTTACATATAAACTTATATTATGAACAGTCATAGTTGTTGGATCTGCTATTGACCTAGAACCATAATTAAATTGATAAATACCCTCTTTTTTTGCAACAAATGAATTTTCACTTACATCAAAAGCATTGTCTGTGTCTAACTCTGTTGTGTCAAAATTAAGTTTTTCTTCTACACCACTAGTAACATTTTGTGTTGTGCTTAATTTAACACTAAAAGCTACAGGAGGTTGTGCTTCTACATCACCACCGCCACCACCAGATGTGGCTTCTACTTCTGTCCAATCACCATCTTGTCTAGCGTATTGTTTACCATCTTCTGGTGCTTCTTCTATGCCACCGCCTGATCCACCACCACCTTCAACCATCTTCATAATGTAATACAAAGAA